GGCGAAGATACGCGATGTGCGGAAGACGGGATCTTGCGCTTTACTCGAACTTTGACACAAAGTTGTTTCAAGCACAGGGTTCTTATTTCTTTTCAGAAGTAAGCTTGCGTTGTGACTTGCATGCTTGCAACTGATACAATGAGTCCTTATATAGAGCTGGGAGCTCACTACAGGCATATGGCCGGGTGCTCTCTGGGCCCCATCGTCACCAATAATGCACTGAGTGGAGCATCTAATGCTCTTGGACTACCTTTGCCTTGAAGCAAAGCTACACACTTTAGTCATTGTGCGTGACGCAGCATCGCACCTAGACATTACTTTCGGCACGCAGGCCGGACAATTATTTTTCTGAGACGGCACGTAGTCCGTTCTTTTATATAAAGTGGATTCGCATATCCACCTATCGCACTAACTACCCTGTCACAGTCTGGAGTGCGATTCCAGCTGGTATGGGTCCACCACTTCCGTAAGACGTCATTGCTTACGATCTTCCCCATTGGTCGTCATTGCTTACGTCTAGTAGATCCAGCGCATCTTCTATGGCTGTGGCCTGATTGTTGCGTATTACCTCTTGTTCTGATTCATTATAGTCTTCTCCCATAGTTTCCTTGCATAGTAGTCGCTCGTCTTCTTCCTCCTTTTGATGTTGCGAACTGCCTGGTTCATCAAAACTCCATGGACTTGAATCTAATGATCTTGGTCTATTAATCGGATCATAGCCTTCATCTTCTGGTTCTTCAGATTCCTTTAGCCAATTAATGTAATTCTGCACATAATTATCAATTTGGTCCTTCCATACCCAAGTATGGCAATTACTTCTTTTGCAGCGATAGAATTTCCTGTCAGGGTTCTTTTGTGTGTGTGACACAACCTCTTCTGCTTTCCTTCCACATCCACACTTAAACTTCGGCTCTTTAATGTATCTGTACATAAAGACTTTAGGATGCATCTGATTGTCCTGCCAATCTTTAACTGCTTCAATCATCCTTCCTAATCTTGCCGCTGAGTGAGGGTTGTATTTCCTGACGACTTCTTCTGCAGCATCAATAAGAATACTCATTGCTGGATGTGCTTCCTTGTGGATAATAATTTGTACCAATCTTGATAGAGTATCTGCAAGAATATTATCCTTGCCATCAATGTGTTCAAACCTGATATTAAGACCAGTTCCTGTGATGTAATCCACAAATGCTAGCCATCTTACCCTTGATGGTTTGTGATCAGAGATCTTTTTGTAAAATGTCACAATTGCCTGACTATCTGTTCTGATGATCAATTCCTTCTTATCCAGATAATATATCTTAAATTTTTCCAAGCTATTGATGACTGCTTGAACTTCTGCATCAATTGTGCTCTTGATTGGTGTGAACTTTCCACTTGCATAGGCACATACTCTTTCTTCTAGCCTTGGCTGTGAGATGTTTTTCTTCCATTTGCAAACTCCTCCCCATCCTTCCATGCAACCATCTGTTTCAATTATCATGACTGCTTCCTTTGGAGGGAGTTCCATGTCTGGTAAGTTAAGGACTTGCTCCTTAATCTTCCTGACTATAGCCCAGTCCTGGCTATTCATCCTTCTTTCCCCATTAGGACTCGTCTTTGAATACAGGGGTCCTAGGGTTTTTCCAAGATTAGGGATATAATTTCTGGCATAATTAAGGATTCCAAGCCATTTCCTCAATCCTCTGACTTCCTTTAGTTCCTCATCCTTAATATCAGCTATTTTTTTGATTATATGAGGTTGAAGCTTGATTCTGGAATCTCCAATTGTAGCTCCAAGAAAATCTATTTGTCTTGTTCCTATCTTCATCTTTGTTGGACTTAATACCAACCCATTTTTTTCACAAATATCAAAGAATACCTTCAGATGTTGTCTGTGCTGCTGGACGGTTTCTGAGAAGACCAAGATATCATCAATATATACTGCTATGAAGTCTTCATGGAAACAGTGGTCCATTTTCCTCTGAAAGATTGCTGGGGCATTCTTCAAACCAAATGGCATCACAAGCCATTCATATAAACCATCTATGGCCCAAAATGCTGTCCATGGGATTGACTCAGGGTCCATAGCAACTTGGTGGAATCCACTCTTCAAATCAAACTTGCTGTAGATTTTTGCATTGCCAATTCTCTGAATAATAGTGTTGATCCCAGGGAGGCTATACTGATCTTTTTCAGTGTTGTCATTCAATCTTTTATAGTTGAAGACCAATCTTTCCTTGCCTCTCTTTTCAATCCCGGTAACTGGATCCACTTCAGTACCAGATTCCACAATCATGGCTGTAGTCCTATGCTTGCTTGTTGATGGTCTTATTACCTTCAATTCTAACAGTTTCTTGATGTGTACAGCCATTGCTTCTTTCATCTTGGGAGTGACGTGCTTTAGAGGCCTATCTTCAATGATTAAGTCTGGATTTTTTACCTCGATCCTGCACCTGACTTGATTTTTCTCCCAATGTTTCAAGGGTTCTTCACCAATATATCCCAATTTTTTCATCTTCTGAATGAATTCCGGAGAAATGAATTCTTCTGATATTCCTCCTTGAATTGCTCCCACTGTTGAGCATATATCATAGTATTCTGGGATTTCCAACTCCAATTCTTCAATATAGTTGATGTCATGCACTATCGGAGATGTTGGTGTTGTCGTGACAATCTTGTAAAATGTCACTTCCCCCTTCTCAATCCTGACTCCTCCTTCCATAGCATGTATGAAATTTAATCCAATAATAAGATGGAGTCCTTCAGATAACTTGGGCATCACAAATGTCCTTGGCATTCTGAAATATTGATTGCCTACCCAAAGTTTTCCTTCTTTCAGTACCTCTGTCACTGCTGTTGTACCGTTTACTCCTTTTATGAGTGCCTTTACTGCTGCATTTGTTCTGAACTCCTGAGGAACAATTTCTTCTGAGCATACACTTACTGTTGCTCCTGTATCAAGAATTGCGTTAAGCATGATTCTTCTTTCTTCCACTTCGAAGGATACCTTCATATTGAGTAGATTATTTCTTGGCCCCAAAGTGCTAACTATGCATTCTTCTAATGCATTAACGTCTTCTATTATTGGTCTTCCTGTCTTGAGAGCTTCATTTTCTTGTCTTAACTCCCTGATTTCTGTTTTGAGCGCTTCCTTTTCTTCTGACGCTCTTATGGCCAACTCTTCCCTTTCTGTTTTCTCTCTCTCCAACAGGGCATTTAGTAACTCATTTTCTCTTTTGGTATTTTCAAGCTCTTCCATCAATTCTACTGGTTCCTCTTCTATAATTATTTCACTCTCCCGTTTGTAATGTTTCAACTGTTCCAGGGCTTGTTCTAATTCTTTCCTCAAAGATTTTTCCCTTGCACTTATGCTTAGTAGAGCTTCATGTTGCTCTAGTACAATTTTTTTCCAGTCTACTGATCTTGTTTCCCTTGTTTTGATCTTTTCAACTGGGATTTCTATCTTTGGATAGTAGTGTGGCCTGCATAATATGCATATGGTAAGGTCACACTTCAGACAATCCATCCTTGAGCCCTTTAATGCCTCATGATGACAGGCATTGCATCTTGCCATGCTTTCCTGGTCAAATTTCCAGTTATGTATGCAGTAATACTGATTAATGCTAACCTTCATTTTTGATCTCCAGTCAGATGGTTCTCCAACAAGGAACTCCCTGGGAATTTCTTCCACATGAATCATGTAGACTTCATAGTTTGTGAAGTCCTCAAATTCCTCTTGCTGGAACTGATATTCATCAATTTCTTCCCCGACTGAATAGATTTCTGAAATATCATCTTCATCCATTCCTACTGATATGACATCTACGTCTTCTGGTAACTCAAGAGAATCCATTATTGCTACCCTTTCCACCAATTTTCTGGGGTTCTTACACTCACTTGCAAAGTGCCCTGTTTCCCCACATGCGAAGCACTTGCAGTCCTTTTTTCTCATAGCCAGATGTTTTCTTTTGGCTATCCTGACATGAGACTTATGAGGCTTCCCATGATAGTTTTGAGATTTTCTGGCCCCATACTTCTTATATGGCTTGTCTTTGCCATATAGCCCATGTACCGGTGTGTTCCTGCAGAATCCCAATTTTTTGAGCTGATTCTGGAATACTGCTTCTTGGCAAATTTCCTTCATATAATTCTTGGTGAATGTAATTCTTGCTGCAACCCCAATTGTGTTACTAGGGTGCTTTTCTTTGAATGCCTTTTCGATTCTATCACCAAGTCCTCTTGGAAGCTTTGTGAAGAATTCTTGGGATAATTCTTCATTTGCCCATGCTCTTCCTGATTTTGCTGCTAGATGGAAATAGTCATTCATGTATCTGTATATAGCCGTATCCGTCATTTCTGTACAGACTAGGCTCTTCAATGTTTTGTATGCAGCATCTTGTGAATCCGTTGTTCCGACTTGAGGATTTTCCAGGAAGAATATCAATCTTAATTGATTTAGGATATTCTGGGAACCATTGTCTCCCAGTGCCTGAGCCTTCATAGTTTCATACTCGTTGGTATACTTCATCCTCCAGGCTATGAACATCTTCTTCTCATTTTCACCAAGCAGATTTTCCACTGTTCTTAATTTGTCATCTGCTGTGTCGAAGCTTCTTTCTGATAAGTATAAGAGAGTGATACTTTCCCACCTCTCAAATACTTTGACATCAAAATCATAGGGCATGACAAACATTGCCCCTTGCCTTGATTGTGCTGGTGGTAAGGCAAACCACTCTGAACTGTCATCCCACTTCTTGGGTCTTCTTGGGAATGGGAACAGTTGTGATGATGTACCAGCCCATCCTGATGTCCCTGATGCTGGTGCGTAGCCAGGTGCTACACCGCCCATTTCAACTTCTGGGGGCCTATAGCTACTGATGGCTGATTCTCCAGTGCTTAGAACCTGTTCAACTTTAGCCAAAGATGGGTAATCTTCAATATGATGTACCTTTTCACTGATATGGCTCCTGGTGTCTTCCGTATCAAGATTCAGATTTTGTAAAAATGTGTTGATGGTTTCTTCTTCTCCCACCATGCCTTCTGGGGAAAAGATTTTCTCCAAAGCTGCGAGACTAGGATAGTCGTCTTCAGCTTCAAAGAATAGCATGTTGACGTGGTGAACTTCCGCTTCATCATCAGTGTCACCATCTTCATTATATTTTGGGGGAGCCGTGCTTGTGGAGGCTTGGTAGTCAGTAAACTTCAATGTTCTGGAGCTATCATAGTTTACCCTTGTAATCATCCTGGTTGGCTCCATTGGTACTACCACTTCAGATGGCTTGATGTTCCAATCTGTGCCTCTGAATTTCTTTGTGTCTAATTTTGGTGCCTGAATAGCCTTCACACCTTTGGAGTTGAGGTACTCCACAACCTTCTGAATGTTATAGGCAAACCCAACATTAGGTACGTTGGTGAGCCTGCATCTGCAACTTCTAGTGATCAGGAGATTTGCCTCCCCTTGAAATCCATTGTATCCTTTTGTAAGGACACTGATCTGTACATGCTGGTAGAAATCCCTTATGGTCATCATTATGTCTGGGATTACATATATAAGCTGATGTCCTTGTGAAAGATCAGCTTCCATTGCTGCTATGATGGACCTGTCTTCCTCTCCTTCTTGTGTCCATCTTGTATCCCTGAATACTACGAGGGCTATTGTCCCTGCATAGGTTCTGTGCATAATTTGCAGCCTTACTTGTAGTACGCCAAGGTGGATGTACTCGAATCCAGCATTTACTAGTTCTTCAAATGATTCAGGATATATAAATGTTCTATCCTGCTGACCATTTGTTACTAGCATCCTTTCTTCTGTCCTGTTTCTGTATACTCTGTTGACAGGACTGTCCCTTTGAGTCATGTACAGTACTTCTGCTGGTACTGTTCTAGCTCGATGTGCCAGGCTTCTGCTAAGCTCTGAGTCAGGATTTACAACCATGGAGAGAGTATGTTCCCTAGGTTGTCTTCCAACAATTCTTCCAACTATATTGCCAGCTTGTCTGGTGAGTCGCTGGGCCTCATATGCAGCTCTGTGAGAGTTTCTGTACTCTCTGATCTGGTCTTCTATCAGAGGGACTCCAGGTTCAGCTATGGTAGCTGTTCGAGAACCTGTACCCGAAACCCTTGGTCTTGATGCCATTATAATCTTCTGAGTAAGTTGTATGGGTCTTGGAATACCTTGACCTTGCTTGTCCCTTGCTCAGATTTAGGTCTTGTTGCTTGAATATTTTGTATCTTTTGCAACTTTTGATTGATGGCCTCTATATCAGACTTGATCGCGGGGGTTCCGGCTGATGATTCCCCGGACCTTCCTTCAATGGCTCTTACTCTATCTTGGATGTCTTTGACTTGAATCTTTACTTGAGTTAGAGCTTCGTGGAGTTGAATCAAGAGCTGGATTGTGGTGTTCAGCTGTTTAGCGGTGGAGGTTTGAGAGGGGTTTTCAGTAACAAACCCAACCGAATCACTGCCAAAGGTAGTCTTGGTGTTGGTTAGAGCTTGTTGATACTGGGAGTTGGATGATGTCATCCCCTCATCAAGTTCAGCATTTCTTGAACTTGACTCACTTCTCTTTTGACAGAGATAACCAGCTTCGAGACGTCTTCTAGGAGTGCTTCTGTTTGTTTCTCGATGAATTTGGGCTGCTCAGTGATTTGCAGCACTAGTTGTTCAACGTCTTCTTTGTTTAGTGGCCTTCGCTTCAGATAGTCCTTCCGGAGAGCTGCTAGCTCTTCCTTTAGAACGTCCAACTTCTCGTGGGCGGCCTTCAGGTCTGTTCGTTGAGAACGAACAACTTTTGAAAGTCTCTCAAGTTCTCCCAACTTGAGGTCTTGCTTTTCAAGGTCCTTGCGAATATCCAAGCTATGAAAGCAGTTCTGTTTACACAAGGCAAATAAGGCTTTGTTTCCAAGGTCAATCCGATAGGATGCGACCCGGAGGTTATGAGCAAAATCCGACTTAGAAGTAGAATCAATATTTAAGTAATCTAGATCTTTTCGGCTATCCCAAAAAGATTTCCACTGTGTGAATTGTCTTTCAAATTCGGCCAAACTGGTCATAAACAAGAGCAAAAGGTTTTGGATGGAGATTTTATGTCTTAAATGAATAGGAGTACCTTAAGGGGTGCTAATACTTCTGTTGGCGATCATAATCAGTTCCAGAGGTAGACTTAGCCTTACGTCTTACAGGTATATAAGTACCAATCTATGCCTTATCCTTGAGATCATCGCACTACTTCACGTTGCTTTAGCCTTTTACTCATGCTATTAAGGCTCACGAGTGGGTTTCACTGGTCTTACGGCCTTCTGCCTTGCCAGATGTAGTGCCACACGACTTTTGCCCCCAAATGAGATATTAGCTAAATCATTTTTCATGTGATAATTCTACTTTCAGGCATAAATAGTAATTTAACCTTTCGACTTATCAGCGAATCTACTTGCACAATTATTTTCCCAAATTGAAGCATAGCAGAGCCCTCAGGCTCCTATCCTAGGGGATTACCCCATGAAAGCCATTAAGAACTAACCTTGCTCTGATACCA